GCTTTCCTTCTTCGGCTGAACTGGTGGCCTCGTGGTCAATAACTTCTTCAGCGTATCTCGGTTCATATGAATCCTTTATTTCTTTGAGAGCTTTCAACACTTCATCTTTGGACATACTGTCGATAGTACCGTGACGGATTTCAGATTTATTGATGTAGATATTACCATTTGCCTGACCTCTCCTGAACTCAGCTTGCACAGCCGCCGAATATGCACCGTTTTCTAATGCAACATCTCTTATTCTTTGTAAATCTCGTAAATGTCTTTTGTATGTAACACCATATTTTTCATCTAACTCATCTCGATAAATCTGAATTGCCCTACAAACATGAGGACATATCTCAGGATTAGTCATTTCATATGCACGAGTGTGAGCAGAAGAAACTGGGAAACCCGCATTAATCGCAGCTTCTCTCATGGTTATTGTTCCATCGTTGCTAACAAGTTCTTTTACAAACAGCTCTTGTTTTCTAGTTAGCTTACTATGAATATCTACTTTAGGCCTTCCCCGACCTTTTTTGATAGGCTTCAAATTATTCATATCTCTATATATACACCAGAAATTATTTTTTTACAAAAAACTTTTTGAGGCCCATTAAGGCCAAAATTGATTTAAGAAGGTTACATATTTGAAAACAGAAGTGTAACCAATTATGTAACCAGTAAAACTGTTGGTATATAAGGGTTACAGAAGAAAGTTACATAAGTTACACCAGTTACGCCTATATTTAGTAAAAAAATATTTTTTTATTTTCAGCTCTATATATAAGGGGAAGTAACTTTTGTAACTAAAAGCTATTGTTTTTGAAATTTTTCCTAATTAATCTTTGTACTTCAGTCAAAAAGGTTTCCTTGCGAGGCGTGACGCGTGGGTCGAGGATGTGGAGTTGCCACACTTTCTTCATAGTCGGCCGGCCGTTCAAGTTTGGTTCTTGTTGGTGGGATCCATTGAACTTCAGTTTTAAATTTTGGAACCCGTGTTTGAGAACTTTCCCAAATGAACCAAGCATAACTGGTAGCTGTTGAAGCATTAGCTGACAGACGTCCTTTGATGATTGGTACGCGTTCTGTAAACTGAGCAATAATTGTTGGCGGGTTTTGTTTAAATAGTCTTTCATATCGACCTACGCTTTCTATGAATTGTGTCCGAGCAAAGATAGCCGTAGATTCTTTAGCCAAGGGTAAGGCCTTGAGTACAAATTCTTCAGCTAGGTTGAACGGCGGGTTAGTAATAATAAAATCGTACTGCTCGTTGACGTCCCTAGATAGAAAGTCTGCGATACGATCTTGTCCATAATCAGCTATGTCACATGACATAACTTCGGGGAAATATTCTTCGAGGACCTTGGCCATATGCCCAGCTCCGCACGCTGGTTCTAGGCAAGTATATTTAACAAAGTCATCTTCGGGTTGTTGGGGGTAAATAAAATTTGGCTTTAATATATGTTCAAACAAAGCACGGGTTGCCCAAGGCGGGGTAGGAAAGTAATCGAGACTATCCTGATCCTCGTGCCGTTGGGACATAACCGCGTGTGTTTTGTTTTGTTCAGTCATCAGACCCTAGTTATTTCTAAAATTTCGTGCTTTGGATCTATCATTTCTTTTATCTGATCTTTGCTGTCAGCTTCTACCATAAAACTAGTAGTCGGCATGAAATTTTTTTCTTTCTTCCACAGTTTGTTTTTGTAAGACCAGTAAAGTTTAACGTAATATCTATTTTCCATTTACATCCTCCAACTTTTTATTGTGGTTATCTTCATTAAACTGCAATTCTTTAAGCAGCTCTTCTACTTCTTTTGTACGAATTACTTTTACATAATCGTTACTGTCGCATGAATACATAGTCTCAACTTTATTTTTATCTAATATGTCTTTTAATCGATAAATTATGTAATCAACGTCTACTCTTAGGTTGCTTTTAACTTCTTCCATTAGTTTTCTCCTATATAAGTTTGGTGTGGACCGTCTTGAGGTTACGTCACTAAGATAAATGCTGAGACTTACCACAGTCCTGAACGAGCTAAACAGCCCACATATACAGTTATAGGATTTATCTTATACACTTGTCAATAAAAAAAGCTCCGAGGAAACATGGAGGACACGAAACTCGGAGCTTTATCACATTTTATATAGGATAAGAGCAAATGAAAAGGGTACTTACTCTTAGATTTGTTATCGCATATATTTATATATGCTGTCAAACTTATTTTTTACCGATACTTCTCAAGCTTTCCATGACTTTATCTATGTCAGGCTCCGTGCCGTTTGGATCATAGATGCATTTATACTTTTTCGGGCACCAGCTTTCAATTAGCATTGTAAATGTTTTGTTGCCACCCTGATAAATACAAGCTCTTTTGTCTGTATACTTTGATGTGATTCGCTTTTTTAGACGGCAGGTCGTGTACTTTTTCTTATCAATCTTACCCTGATTCTCTAATTGTTGTTTAGTGTAAGCACGAGGTGTGTAGGTATAGCCATCAGCTCGTGCTTTTTCTATCCAGATACCGGCCACCAGCACAACAAAACCACCCATTATGGCTATTACAATAAACCAAGTTATAGCCTCGCCTATCTGACGCCTGAGCTGTTGTTGTTTATAAACAGTCTCTTGTCTTTGTTTTCTTATCTGACCTTCCATAGCTAACAAATCATTGTAGGCTTGCGGGCCGTAAGTCATGTTAAGAAAGACTTTTAGCTCGTAGCGCTGCTCTTCCAACTTTTTCTTTGCTGCGTAGGCTGCGAGAGCCGCCTCTTCGATAGATCCGGCTTTGAATAACTTACCAAACAGGGGAGGGTTTTTGGCTTGCTTTTCTGCATTGTCGATATCAGAGACGGCTCCCATCCAGCGTCCGATGTCTCCCGACATTTGTTCAATGTCGCGAGCTGCGGCAAATCCTTGCTTGATTGCATTAAAAGCGCTATTAGCCACGCTCATAGCTGCGGTAATTGTCAACGGGTCCATAATTTATTGTAACACACTTTTAAAAAAAAATAAAAGTCAAGACTGTTATTATAAAAAAACTTATTTATAGTTATAAGTTATGACCAATCAAACATTTAGGGGTAGACCGGTGACAATATGTTGTACTTGTGGCGGAAAAAAATACGCATCGACATGTAAATGTCACAGAATTAATCATAGACCGACAAAAAAAGGAGGCAAAAAATGGATTTACCAAACAGACGACCGTGCATCACGACTGACGTTGGAGAAGGACTAGCCGTTAGCGTATCATACCACCCAGAAACTAACGAGGCGGTGGAAATATTTGTATCTAGTAGGGGTAAAAAGGCATCTGACGGGCCCATGGCAGACGCTTTATATAATTTGGGCGTTCAGGTATCGAGTATCATGCAAAATAAAGAGCGTGTCACTTAGAAACTTGGTTGATCCGCTTCATATTAGCTTCAACGAACTCTTCAACTCTCTGCTGCTCTTCAGATTTATACTGTGAATAGATGTATCTGAGCTGGCCGCCTATTGTCCGGCCTTCTTTCTTAGCAGATTGCTTGATTTTTTCGTAAACATCTATCGGTACAAGAACACTTTTCCACTTGGTTGTATCCATAATCATCTCCTTTTGTAGGATATTATGCGATTTTATATGATATTTCAAGAAAAAGCTTGTATATTAAGGATTTATTTCGTAGGATTTTAGTTCCTACACACATCACGAAGGCTCAAGGTTATTCTTGAGCCTTTTTTGTTTTACGGTAAGCTCCGTATTCGGCGTCTACGCCGTTTGGACTGATAATTTCACTTCGTTTGTATGAATGTAAGGCGTTTACATAAAAATTATAATACGGAACTGGTATATGACGCTCGTAATCCTTCTCGTTTACGGCTATCGGACAGTCTTCAAATCGTTCTTCACTCATCAGCACCCCCAACGCGAGTTACTGGGGGTGCTTCTAAGGAGTTATTACTTTTAGTTTCGCCCCACGAAGGCCCCACTTCGATGTCCACCTTACTAGGGACACTTAATGGTACGGCACTTTCCATAATAGATGCAACCATTTTTATTTTTTCTTGGCTGTTTGATGAAAAAGCTACTTCATCATGTATCTGTATCAACGGAATGATGCCCTTTTCGTGTATGTTGACCATAGCTTGCTTGGTCATATCAGCCGCTGAGGCCTGTATCAGTCGGTTCAGCGCCTTGTAGGTGTACGCTCGCTTCAATCTTGTGGTTGGACCGTATTCATTTACAGCTTCTTTGTACGGTAAAGCCTTGTTTAGAGCAAAACTATCAGGCTCCCAGAGGTTAAATCTGCATTTTCTACCCAAAATAGAGCGTATTGACCCTGAACTTTCGCGTCCATTAAGTTTATTCATTACGCCATTCATCAAAAACTTAACGAAAGGCACGCGCTCATGGTACTGTTTGATAAGATCTTTGGCTTCATCGACGCCTATATCGAGCTGATCGGACAGTTTATTGACCCCCATGCCGTAAATCAGGCCCAGATTGATAGTCTTGGCTTGCTTACGAGGTATCTTTGCCATCTCTGCAACCATCGTATGGAAATCCATATCGGGGTTTGTGACGTAACCTTGGACAAATTCGTTAACTGACTTGAGCTCGTTGCCTAATGATCTGCCGTAAGCGTTAGCATAATGGACCAAGATCCGTGGTTCTTGTTGCGAGTAGTCTAAACTACACCACTTTTCGCCTTCTTCAGGTAGAAACAGGGAGCGAATCATCGGACCAAGCTCAGGATCACGAGCCGGTATCTGCTGTAGGTTAGGGTTATTCATGCTGATTCGCCCTGATACGGTGCCACCATCGTCGGACCTGATCTGATTTATGTGGCCATGTATGCGCCCTTGGGGTGTGGTGTACTTCATAATGGTGCTGATAAATGTCCCGTGGGTCTTGTTTAGCTCACGACAGCGCAAGATTAACTTAGGTAGCTCGTGTGTATGCTCGGATAGGAACGCTTTGGTAAAGCTTGGTGCTCCTTTTTCAGTTTTAGGATAGGGCAAGCTGACGCTATCGAAAGCTTTGGCAAGTGATTGAGCCGCCCACACTTCTACGTTTTCGTTAGTCAGGTCCTTGATGCGCTTATGTACAGCTTTCTCTTCTTTGAGCAGATAATCTCTGGTGCGCTCAACACGGTCTGTATCTACACGAACACCGCGCCATGTCATATCAATCAGGACCGGCAAGACTTTCAGCTCCAGATCGACGACGGTTTGTATGTCTTCTTGAATCATAAGGTTCTTAAAACAACTCCATAATTCGAGAGTAAGCACAGCATCAGTTTCTGCATATGGGCCTACATACATAGACGGTAGTTTCCAAAGCTCGCCTTTGGGGTCTACACCAAACTCGACTGCTGCTTCGGTCAACCCCTTCTCGGACTTGGTTTTATTGAGGTAGTCGTAGGCTAGTGCGTTCAGGCTGAAGCTGAAGCGGTTCTCATCAAGCAGTGATGCAATGACCATAGTATCAATGATACGGCCGTTGATTGTAAAACCCGTGCGCCGTAGCCAACCGGCATCGTATTGTGCGTTGTGCATAATCTTATCAGCTGGGCACTCACAGACTTTTTTCATCCAGTTGTTGACTATACGCTCGTCAAGATTGCCACCGCCCATATGCTTGATTGGTAGGTAGCCTTTCCAATATTCGGTAGCTACAGCGTAGCCGACAATCTCGCCGTTGCCAGTGGGCCATCCGGGGCCGCTCTGTTTAATATCAGGGTCTCTGGTCTCAACGTCTATAGCTATTGTAGTAGCGCCGGTTATGTCAGGTAGTTCGTGTGGTGGAATCCATTCTGACTTCGGTGTGAACATCGCCATCTGAAGTGTCATGTTGTACCTCTATAAGTTTGTTAAGGTACCACTGCGCTTTCTTTAAATCTTGGATACCGTTTTTGTGTCTATAACGCGCTAAGTATTTGAGTATATTACCTTCCAGATAATAATGAAAGCCCTCAGCTGTAATAGATTCAATTATGTCTATGGTTTCGACTGAGCTGTTTGTGTAATGCTCAGGATGGTTTACCATGTCTTTCATCTCTTCCTCCTTCAATCTCATCTTCATGTACTCTAAGTGTCTCACTATCATACCTCATAATCTAGTAACAGCTCTTCGCCTTCAGCTATGGCTCGTTTCGTTATTATATTAAATATAAGATAGTCATCCCAGTCTTGTGTGCAATCTAAAACACAGTTTGGTTTTTCTGAATGATTAATAAAACCACCAAGCGGTGTTCTGATATATGTAAGTATCATAGGCACTTTGATGTGTGTTGCCCCAAGGTCCGTGTTTTTCTTTATGTTTTGCGAGGCAAATATACCATGCCCATGCACTGAACTTTCTTTGATACACACTTCGTCAGGCAAAGGGTTGTAGTAAAATCTATTATACTTGATTTTCATATGTAGTAACT